GTTCCCCACGTTCCCTGTGATAGATCTGATATTACCTGAAAAATTCCCATCGCCGGCATTAACGTTTCCTGTTAGAAGCAGGTTCCCTTCCCCGTCGAACGTTGCTTTGGTGTTACCTCCTATATTCAAGAAGAGCGAGTTAGCTGCCCGATTGTATCCAAGGTAATCGAACGCATCCAAGTTTACAATAGGGTTACTGCCCGACAAAGACAAGTAGTAATTACCATCTATCGTATGACGTGGTGCTGTGACAACACCCGTATCCATCCTCACGTTTCCGATGTTACCAGTGGTACCTATCACCGTTGTGACGTTGGCGTAAGAACCGATGACGTTTCCACGGATGTCGATGCTTGCACTCCCGGGGAGGACGTACTGGGCAATTCCCGTCAGCTGCGAGCCGTTGCCGACGAAAAACGGTGCTACGACGTTGCCGAGGACATTCACTTGACCACTGATTGCGACATTACCCCCCACCATCCGCACTTTACCCACGTTGCCTGTGACGCCTATCACGGTTGTGACATTAGCATACGTGCCGATGATATTCCCAATGATATCTTCTGCTATGACCCCTGGAAGAGCAGCTGCAATTCCCGTCAGCTGCGAGCCGTTGCCGATGAAAAATGGCGCCACAACGTTGCCGAGAGCGTTTACTTGTCCGCTACTAGTGATATTCTCCGTGACCACGTTTGTGACGTTCGCGTAAGCACCGATGACGTTTCCTGAGATGTCAATGTTGGCATTCGCAGGAAGTCCTGAGAGCAAACCGGTCAACTGGGAACCGTTACCCACAAAGAAGGGAGCTACGACGTTGCCAAGGGCGTTTACTTGCCCGCTGAGAGCGACGTTGCCTCCCGCCATCTGCACGTTTCCCACGTTACCGGCGGTACCTATCACCGTTGTGACGTTGGCATACGCACCGTTGACGTTTCCAATGATATCAATGCTTGCAATTGCTGGAATTGTTGATGTGACTCCGGATAGTTGTGATCCATTACCTATGAAATAACCATTCGAAGTCACATTACCGTCTGATGTTAGTGAGCTCAGCACTACGTTTCCAGCAGAGAGATTCCCCACTGTCAGATCATGTATGTACGAGTTATTTCCTAGGAAAGTTGCGTTCCCACTTAGCGTTATCGTACCCGCGACTGAATCTATACCTGCGTATGCTGATAAATTTGTTTGATATTCTATTAGTCCCATCGTGGTATATATTACGATAATATAATTTATTTTTACTACGGAGATCCTAATGTTTCCGTTGATTGTCAATCGTTAAGGAAACCTTGTACGAACAGAGATTTCCTAAATTCCCTTAATGCATCCTAAGCACTTTTACACATTTTACTTATTTTACTTGGACTCTAGTACGGCGACCCGTGCTCGCAATTTTTTAAGTTCCGCAACTGTATATACCAAAATATTAAACCACTCGATTCCTTCAGGCTGCTCGTTCAACATCCACGCGAAATTGGGATCGGCCTCGTACACTTCTTCAGCGATTAAACCGACGAAATGTTTGTCATCCACAATGGCATCATATTCGACCGGGCGAATGTCGTACACATGAGCAGTATTTGCGGTGAGATCGATGATGTTTTTCTTAATACGGCGCGTGGACGTATTATAGGTAATTTCCTTCGTGGTTGCGTTATACACTAGAACCGGTGTAGATGTTGCGACGCCGCGTACGGGAGCTACGGTAAACGCAGCATTTGTAGTGGGAGCTAGAGTCGCGCCAGTTGCGTTGATGACGATCGAACCGTCTCCTGTCGTCTGCGCGGACGTGCCGATCACGATACTATTCGCGCCGAGATCAGTTGCACCCGCGGCTGTCCCGATCGCGATGGAACGTTCACCTTGGGAAGTTTGGCCGGCACCTGTACCAATCGCTACCGCGTTCGCCAATTGTTGGAGTCGCGCGGCAGAAGTTCCGATCGCGATTGATGCGAATCCTTGGAATTGACCCCCTGCAGAAGTCCCCAAGCCTATTGCCCTGTCGCCCTGCGTGTTGTTTCCCGCGCCCGAACCGATCGCCACACTAATACCTTGACTATTAGCACCTGCACTCGTGCCGATCGCAATTGCGTTCCCTGACTGAGACACTGCCCCAGCGTTTCTACCGATTGCCACACCTCCGCCGCTCTGTGACGTGCGTCCGGCCGAGGTTCCCATTGCAATTCCAAAGGAACTCTGTAAGATTTCTCCCGCGCCAAATCCAATCGCGATGGAACGTTCACCTTGGGTATTTGCGCCTGCAAAATATCCCAGAGCCGTAGCAAAATTTCCCTGTAATTTGAACGCGGCGTACTCTCCGATGGCGATCGATTTTCTTCCTTGGGTATTAGATCCGGCGAACTGACCGATCGCAACGCATCCGTCGGATTGATTGATTTGCGCTGCCGATTGACCGATTGCCACAGATGCGTTTCCTTGCAAGTCCAACCCGGCATATTGTCCCAACGCGATTGCGTAAATCCCCTGTGAAGTTTGACCAGCACATACTCCGATAGCGATACTCGCATTTCCTTGAGTGTTTGACCCGGCGGACGACCCGATCGCAACACACTCGTCACTCTGATTATTTGAACCAGCAAACAAACCGATCGCGACAGACGCGTTGCCTTGGGTGACTCGCCCTGCAGATGACCCTATGGCGACGGACGAACTTCCTTGAGTGTTTGACCCGGCGGTCGTTCCTATGGCAACAGACGCGTTACCTTGGTTTGATAGTCCCGCGGTAAAGCCTATCGCAACGGCAAGATTACCCTGCGTGTTGGAACCTGCGGACGTCCCGATCGCCACAGAAGACGCCCCTTGGAATTGTGTTGCCGCAAACGCCCCTATTGCTATTCCCCTGCTAGACTGATTGTTAAAACCAGCAAATGAGCCTATTCCAATCGCAGCAATCCCTTGTAGATTTCCTCCCGCCTGCTGGCCGATCGCGATCGCATTTGCGGACTGAGCTGTCAGCCCCGCGGAAGTTCCGATAGCGACCGCAGCGTGGCCCTGTGAAGTTTGACCGGTAAACGTCCCTATGGCGATTCCTCTACTAGACTGCGTATCCAAACCAGCGGATGTTCCTAATGCCACGGCGTTAAGACCTTGGCTCGTAGCCCCGGCTGTAAATCCTAATGCGACCGAAGAAGAGCCTTGAGTATTCGATCCTGTGTACGATCCAATAGCAATAGAACCGGTTCCTTGTGCATTTCCACCTGCATATAATCCCATTGCGACCGTTGCATTGCCTTGTGCATTAGAACCTGCAAATTCCCCTATCGCAATCGCGTCAATCCCCTGTGAAGTTTGACCGGCACTCAATCCTATGGCGAGGGATGCGCTTCCCTGATTGAACGAAGCTGTACCAGGGCCGATCGCAATTGACGCGGGGCCCTGGTTGCTCAGACCCGCTAAATATCCCATTGCGACACTCGTATTACCTTGTGACGTTCTCCCGGCAAATTCTCCTATCGCAACCGCGTCGAGTCCCTGTAAGACACGGCCGGCATCCAAACCTATGGCGACGGACGCATTTCCTTGGGTGTTAGAACCTGCGTTCCAGCCGATCGCAACACACGCGTCGGATTGATTGTTTTGTGCGGCGAACGGACCGATCGCAACAGATGCATTTCCTTGCGTGACATTAGCTGCATTTAATCCTATTGCTACCGCGGATTCTCCCTGGGTGTTGAGCCCGGCGGTTAGCCCTATGGCAACAGATGCATTACCTTGGTTTAATAGTCCCGCGGTCATGCCTATCGCAACGGCAAGATTACCCTGCGTGTTGGAACCTGCGGACGTCCCGATCGCCACAGAAGACGCCCCTTGGTTGCTCAGCCCCGCAAACGTCCCTACTGCTATCGCGCGGCTCGACTGACCGTTAAATCCAGCAAACGAGCCTATTCCAATCGCAGCAATCCCTTGTATATTTGCTCCCGCCTGTTGACCGATCGCGATTGCATTTGCAGACTGAGACGACACGCCCACGGACGTTCCTATTGCCACCGCTCCGAAGGCTTGATTACACTGACCGGCAAACGACCCTATGGCGATTCCTCTATTAGCCTGCGTATTACACCCTGCGGACGAGCCTATCGCCACGGCACCAACACCTTGGTTATTTGCGCCCGCGAACGTGCCAACCGCGACTGCGTTTGCAGCCTGAGACACTCCTCCGGTGAACATACCAATTGCCACACCACCGATTGCCTGAGACGTATTACCTGCATACTGACCGATTGCGACCGCGGAAAGTCCTTGAGATATTTCTCCAGCGGATGATCCTATGGCGATTGCCGATTCTCTCTGATTCGAGGCTCCTGCAGAAAACCCTATAGAAATCGCCGCATTGCCCTGTGTGGTATATCCGGCAGATGACCCTATGGCGACCGTGTTTGCCTGTTGATTAAAGAATCCTGCCTGTCTACCAACAGCAACTGCGCCATCTTTTTGACTAGAGAACCCGGCGCCACCTCCGACTGCTACAGCGCAACCTCCTTGATTGACGGTTCCTGCAGTACCTCCGACCGCCACAGAAGACGTCCCCTGTGTATCACGTCCTGCTTGCGCGCCGATTGCAACATTCTGTGTCGATTGCACCGAATTTCCTGCCAGATACCCAATCGCCACAGACGAAGCTCCTTGGTTGGCAAAACCAGCGCTCGCACCAATGGCAACCGAGAGATTCGCAGTTGACGAAGCTCCGGCAGCATTTCCAATCTTTACGGTGAAACCGTCAAAAACGAGGCTTGTCAACCGCGCCCCGTTGCCGACGAAGAAGGGTGCCACGACGTTGCCGAGGACGTTTACTTGTCCACTGACCGCCACGTTACCCCCGAGGAATCTCGTGTTTCCTATGTTTCCCGTAATTGCTCTAACGTTACCTGAAAAGTTTCCATCGACCGCATTAACATTCCCCGTTAGAATCAGGTTCCCTTCTCCGTCTATCGTTGCTTTGGTATTACCTCCCGTGACCAAGAATAGAGAGTTAGCTGCCCGGTTGTACCCAAGGTAATCAAACGCATCAAGATTTACAAGAGGGTTACCGCCCGATAAAGTCAAGTAGTAATTACCATCTATCGTATGACGCGATGCTGTGACAACGCCCGTGTCCATTCTTACGTTTCCAATGTTCCCGGTGGTACCTATCAGCGTAGTAACATTCGCGTAAGCACCGATGACGTTTCCTGAGATGTCGATATTGGCGTTCGCAGGAAGCCCTGAGAGCAAACCGGTAAGCTGGGAACCGTTACCCACAAAGAAGGGAGCTACGACGTTACCAAGGGCGTTCACTTGTCCGCTGAGAGCGACATTGCCGCCGACCATCCGGATGTTGCCCACGTTGCCAGTTGTGCCTATCATGGTTGTGACATTAGCATACGTGCCGATGATGTTTCCGCGGATGTCACGAGACACGATATCCGGTAAACTACTTAATGCAGTTATCCCCGTGAGTAGAGACCCGTTTCCGATGAAAAAGTTTGCGTTTACGTTACCGTTCACGAGGTTCGCCTTGTTTATGTTCAGATATGCGAGAGCATCGTTTACGTGGTCGGACGTGGTAGCAGTGCCAACATTTGCGGACAATTGGATGAACGAGTCGTTGTAATCATTTGGTGCCGCCGTTATCGCCCCCGTTCTCCCGAACACGCTTGGAACCGGGAAGTTCGTCCCAGTGAACTCTAACCAACTCGCGTTCAAATTCGCGGGAAGCGTCGTGAGTAAGTATTGAGTACTGTTGTCCACCTGAGTGATGAGAGCTCCGGGAGGAACGCTGAGCGCCAGACGAGCCGCTTCATTCGCGACGTTGCCCTGTGGGATAAGTAATAATCCGCCGAGCGTCAAGTACTGCCCGTTACCGACGAAATATCCATCGGACGTCACATTTCCTGCGACGACGGCACTGCCCGATACGGTGAGATTTGCACTCGCGTTGATGGTTCCGGTGGTGATGGTATTGCCCGTCACGTTGCCTCGTATGTCGATGTTAGCGGTTGCAGGAAGACCGGAAAACAACCCGGTGAGTTGAGAACCGTTGCCGATGAAAAAGGGAGCTGCGACGTTACCGAGGGCGTTTACTTGTCCGCTGACAGCGACATTGCCTCCAACCATCCGCACGTTTCCTATATTACCGGTGGTGCCTATCACATTTATGACGTTGGCATACGCACCGATGACGTTTCCGCTAATGTCTATGTCTGCACTTGCTGGAATTGTTGATGTGACTCCGGATAGTTGTGAACCATTACCTATGAAGTAACCATTCGAAGTCACATTGCCGTCTACTGTTATCGAATCTAGTACTGGTAGCACTACGTTTCCAGCGGAGAGATTCCCCACTACCAGATCTGCCATATATGAGTTACTTCCAAGGAAAGTTGCATTTCCCCTTAATATTATCGTACCCGCATCTGAATCTATGCCTGCGTATACTGATAATTGTTCTTTAAATTCTCCCGACCCCATTGTAAATATGTATATATTACGGTAATATAATATTTTTACTATGTATATATATACACAATGCCGGGAGGTCTAATACAACTTGTGTCTATAGGCGCGCAGGACGTTGCTTTGACCGGAGAGCCTAACGCTTCCCTGTGGAATTCTAGTTACAATCGAGGGAAGTTATTTTCCCTCGAGAGCATCGAGCAGAGCATTATTGGCCCGGTGAATTATGGCGACTCTTGCAGTTTTATGTTATCTCGTTCCGGAGATCTCGTAGCCGGTCTCATGTTCGAATTGACATTGAGGAGGGGGGCGAGCACGGTTAACGACCCTAGGCCGTATTACCCCGCGGAACATTTTTTCGAAGGCATAGAGATGCTTATAGGAGGTCAGCGTATAGATTTCATACCTCACAACTGGTTGAGATTATACGCACAGATGTATTATAACAAGACTCAGACAAATACGTATGACAACATGACTAACTTTGGATTCGAAACCAATGGTCAGGAGCGCACCTTTTTCGTCCCAGTGCCATTTTTCTTTAACAACGCCTGGAACACCAAGCTCGCAATTCCTCTCATAGCACTACAGTACCACGAGGTTGAATTCAGACTCAAGTTTGCGAAGGGTGCTGATATACTTGGAATTGACACTACTTTTACCCCAAAGCTCCGCGTGTACGCCGATTACGTATTCCTAGATTCTCCAGAACGTATGTGGTTTGCACAGAACCCCCACGAATATATTATCACACAAGTGCAGACGCAAAAATCAGTCGTCACGGTGGGTACCAACAACCGTAATTACAAAATGTACATGAATCTGAATCACCCTGTCAAGGCTGTTAGTTGGGTTCTTACCCCAGGCGATGCCTACCACGGGAGATTCACATGTCTTCCGGGTGATACAACTGATAATACTGCGGCTCCTATTCAACATACCACTATTATGATAGATGGTAATGAGCGTTTCTCTACTCGTCCAGGGCGATACTTTCAGGTGGCCAACCCGTGGTTGTCTATGTACGGTATGTCTGTTTCATCAGGTGTTTACGTATATAATTTCGGAATAAATGATTACATCGGGTTAACGCAAAGAGGCACCATGAACTTTTCCCGTGTTGATAATTCTATTCTTAAGTTCACCACAAAGTCGGCAGTTATAGAAACCCCGCGAACCCAGCTAACCACGGACGAAAGCCAGACATATGTCGAAAATTCGATGCTAACAACCGCGGAAGTGTACGCGGTCAATTACAATGTTTTGAGAATTATGTCAGGCATGGGTGGCCTTGCCTACGCCAACTAGAACATATCGTCGCGAAGATTTATATAAATCACCCTGACAAATTAGAAGCAATGATTTGTAACCAGCATCGCGCGGCATTTGTTTCGACCGCCGTGGCCATCGGCGTCGACTGCACGATCCAGAGGAGGTCTCAGCGCAAATATGATGTGAAGCGAACTCTGCGGGTAGGATCTTACGCATTTTGGAGCACGTATCCGCAACTTTCTTACTTTAAATGGCTTGGAAACACGTTTAAAGGAAATACTGTGACGACAATTCTTCAAAAAACGACGACGAATCAATTTCTGTTCGCACCTATTAATATCGCCCTCGCAATTTCATGGGATTGTATGCTTCAAAATAAAACTAGGAATGATGTATTCGCAAAAGTGAGTAAAAACATGGGGCCTGCGTTGGTCGAGGGTTCGGTATTTTGGATCCCGGTTAATATGCTGGGTTTTTACTCAGTATCAAATCACAGCCAATTCATTTTCTTCAAAATCGCGTCCGTTTTGTATAAATTTATTTTAATCCCAAGGACGAACGCGGTCGAGTAATGTAAAAATAAGCCACATATTTCTACAGGGCGTGTTTTGTCTATGCGATGACGCCATCATATAGACAAGCCAGAGCGACCGCGATAATGTATACCATTAGATTAACATATGCACACGTAAAATCTTCTATAAAACTAATTTTCAAAAAAAAAAAATAAAGGTATAATATACATT